TAAATGAATTTTGCGTAGATTTATTGAATTCGTCTATAGCCAAATATAAATAACGAGGACCGTTTAAATCAACAATAGCCTCTGATATTGTATTAGCAGTAGTTATCGTATAAATAGTATTGCGGAAACCAAGCAACCATCCAAGTTTTGATTTGAAATTAAATTTATCATTATTGCCTGTACTATCAATATCAAATTCAATTTTTACAGATGAATTTGCGGTTTTAAAGATAGAACCTGAACCATCAAAAACATATTGTAAATTAGTATAAGAACTGTTTGATAAAAGCGTGTTTATAGCAGTAGCTATTGTTGTTCCTGTATATTGTCCATCCGGAATAGTAATAACTTGAGAACTTGTATTACTGGTAGTCATTACTTTAAAATAACTATTGCCCAAATTCATAGAAATATTATAATACGTAATGGGTATTTCAATATTCATTATTTCTATGCTTTTTACATCAGTAATACGTTCTGGCAAAGTAATATTATAATTTGATGTTTGTTTGTAGTTATATTCATCTCTAAACTTAGTATCCATATTAATAAATTTTGTCTTGGATTGTTTCTTTACATCTGTCATTACCATATGACTACCATATTGTGTAGTTTTTGGTTCTAAGAATAAATCTGAATTATTAAATGAGCTCATATAATATATAAGTGTATAAATTATATATAAGTTTTTTATCCCAATGCCAAATTTGTTCATTAACGGGTATAGATGTTATTTTGTTGTAGCTTGCTGGGGCATAAACGTTAATGTTCCTACAGTTTGTAATGCTGTTTCAGCAACTTTTGCGGGGGGTTTTTCTTCCGATGAAGTAGATACATTTACTGGAACGGTTGCCGTGCTATCAATTGAATCTAATTGATTTTTTGTTACTGATAGTGCTTGTTGTAAAGATGGTAAAGCCGCAGCAACCGCTTGTTTTAAATACGGCTTTGCATCGTGAAATGCAGTTGCTAAATGCGGAATTAGTGATGTATTATTAGTTTGTGAATTTGTCAATGTATTGTCAACGCCTTCTATTATAAAAAAAATATTACTTATGCAAGCAAATAAAAATATAAAAAACAAAATAGTAAATATTAGTAAACCATTTTTTAAATTGACGGTGGTTCTCATTTCTTTCTATAAAATGTCCATATATTATTTACCACAACTAGTACAACTTGATGTCTGTTTAACCCTTTGTAACATACCTTGTCTATTTAATGCAAGATAGCTATTTATTGTAGGTGTATTTAAAATAGAAGGACTTGTTTTTTGAACTGTTGGCTTTACTAATGGCGGGGCAGGACGCCTACCGGCACCATTACTACTAAATACCATAAGCATAAAAAATTGATTGTTCTAAGTAATTATATAATACTCTAACAAAATATGAAAACTGAATATGGATATAAGTGCGACTTTTGTCCCAAAGAATATAAGGAAAAATTTAATTATGACCGCCATGTAGTTTGTTGTGAGTTTTTATGTAAAACACGCCGTGAACAAATAAATGATATTGAAAGTAATGAACCAATACCTACTCAGAGAGACATGTATCGTCTTATACAAGAATTGGCAATCCGTAACAATAAACTCGAAAATGAGCTAGCCAAATTAAAACAGCTACAAAAACGAAAAATTAATATTATCGATTGGTTACAGAAGACGCAACATCCGACTGTGACGTTTATTGATTGGATAAATAGTCAAGTTATCGTAAAAATAAAGGATGTTCTCGAAACTGTATATTCCAATGATTTATTAACAGGATTTAATAGATTATTTGACATTGTTCTTGAAAACAGTGCCGAATTGCCTATCCGAGCCTATGAAAATAAAGCAGGTACGTTTTATGTATATAAAAAAACGGACAGCGAACCAGAGGGAGTTTGGAAGCAGATTTCAAATAGTAGTTTTGATATTATTTTGTCACAAATAAGCCGTCAATTTGTTGTCGAATTTAAACGAATCTGGTTTGACCCAAAACAAGAACTTATCGAATCAGATGAAAAATACAAGGATTTATATATCGATTATTATCAAAAAGTATTAGGTGGAAATGAGCGGATTACAGAAGAAGTTAGATTTCAACGTGTTCGACAAGCCATTTATAACAATATAAAACAGAATATAAAAACGGTAATTGAATATGATTTTGTATAATTGACGTAAAAAATTGATTATCATGTTTTTTTATTAAGGCCCTATATAATAGACTTACGATGGAGACTACTGGTTCACCTAGTTATTTGGCAACTAAAAATGCCCACCCCCGTGATGAATTTATCACGTTTGAGGAGGGTCCACATATTTATACGGTATGCGGAGAACGTGGCACATATACTTCAGTAACAACATGGAATCATCACCACTTTTCGAAATTTGACGCGGATGCCATTATTGATAAAATGTTTTTAAACACAAAAAATGTAAGCGACCCAAAATGGAAATATTATGGTATGACTAAGGAGCAAATAAAGAAACAATGGGCGGATAACGGCGCTAGTGCATCGGGGTCTGGAACAAAGATGCATAATGATATTGAGCTATTTTATAATCGGGTTTATGTTCAAAATGACAGTCTCGAATTCCAGTATTTTAAACAGTTTGTGAAGGACTATCCTCAACTAGTGCCATATAGGACGGAATGGATGGTTTATTATGAAGAATTGAAAATTTCTGGGTCAATTGATATGGTATTTGAGAACCCGGATGGAACTATTCAAATCTATGATTGGAAGCGCGTAAAAGAGATTAAACATGAACCTGAATTTGGAAAGTATGCTATGACGGAGTGTATTTCGCATTTACCTGATACCAATTTTTGGCATTATGCACTTCAACTGAATGTTTATAAGATGATTTTGGAGAGAAAATATGGTAAGATAGTTACGGATTTATATTTGGTTGCTATTCACCCCGAGAACCAATATAAGACATATGAACGAATTAAGGTGCCGTTTCTAGATAAGGAAATTGCGGATTTGGTTGCTGAGCGCTTGAACGAATTGAATAACTAACTGAAAAAGACATAAAAATATACCAATAATATTTTTTATATGCAAATACATATTTTTAAAGAAAATGCGTTACGAATCTATTATCATATTTTGAATTTCTTTCTTAGATTATATTATTTATGGGTTCCTTATAAACCAGTTGTTCTAGTACCGACAATACTCGATATTACAGATAAATATGTCAAAACAAAAAAAGAACAATTTGTAACGAAAGATTGTTCTAATCAAAATATTGAATCAATTTTTTATGATAAGAAGGCATATCAAGAGTTAATGAAAGTGCCAGATAACTGGTTAGAAGAAAAATGGAGACAGCGTATTTTATTAGAATCTACGCCACGTGGTAATATTATTATGTTTTATCATGCATATAAACAGGGTTTTGCGTATTATTCAGATTCGTATAATTTACCATATAATTTATTAAATGCGGTTGCCATAAAATATGTTTCTACGTTTTGTTGCCGTGATTTTTTCATGGACGATAGCATATTTTCATCACCATTAATAAAAATACACGTAGAAGAAGAAAAAAAGCCAGCAGCTAAACCGGCCGTAAAAAAGTTCTCTATTGATGATAATATTGTTAAAACAAGAAATATGAAAAAGGCGATATCAAATCCAAATGCGAGAACTATTCAAATAAATACCGATGCAGAGAAAAAGGAACCAGAGCATAATTTAAATCGCTTTATTTCATTAGGTAAAATGGTTAATTTTAAATTCACAAAAAAGCCAAAGGAAACAAATCAAAATAATGGTTTCAAATCTGGATTACTAGACGATTTAAGTGGCGAGACTACTTTACAAAAAAAAGTAATGGATTATAAGGCCTTTAAAAATCTGAGAAGCGCCTCACTACCTACGCACGCTGGCGAATCTATTTAGCTTGGGCCTTTTTGTATTCTAGATATCCCAGGCTTTTTTCTAGCTGAAATGACATACCGAGATGAGATTTTGCAATTTCATAGCCTTTTTTCTCTTTTTCGGGTAGGCTTTGTAGATACATATCCATTAGCTCTGATTCAGATATATTTTTTTTGGTAGATTCAGTAATTTGTGCGTCGGTTGCCTTGTCCATTTGCTTATATAATGATATGAAATTTTATATTAATATATGGTTCAATTTTTTCATAACATAATATATATGCCCAAAGAATTTTTAGTACATTTATTCCACGTTTTGATAATTGGTTCATTGTTCTTATATATAGGCATCAAAAATGTTGATATGCCTGAATATTTATATTCATTTATTTTTGGCCTAGGATTATTTATTATGGGTTATCATATTTATAAATCAATTTATAAAAAAGATGCGTGGGTAAATTATATCCATATATTTGTAATTGGTCCATTATTGGTTCTCATTGGTCATTTGAATAAATCAGCGCCTCGAAAACTATTTGAAATTATATTGATGTTCGCGTTTGCTAGTATAGGTTACCATGGATATTATATGATTCAAAGCATCGCCTAATATTTTGCTGCAGGACCTGGTAAAACACCGCGTTGATAAGAAACGGGAACGTATTTTAAATCGAGTTTTTGGCACTTAACTTGTAATTGTAATAAGTATTCTCCTTCTGATATAGGCACGTATTTGCTAGCAGGCTTTGTAAATAAACGCGTTTTTCGTCTGAAGAACGTATCATAATTATAACATTTATTACAGGCGTCTTTATTTAAATCTTCATCAGTAGCTTGAAGCGCATTAGCGCATTGCATTGTCTTAGTTGCTAAGTTTTTCACATAATTTTCATGAGTATTAATATTTTGGTTACCGTCTGGTTTTATGGTCTGATGATTGAGTAAATATTGTGTTCTTTCTTCTATCATACCTAATGTGTTAATAGTAGATGGTTTAACTATGCTTGGGTTATTTAATGAAGTGACGGCGCTAGTAATAATAGGATATTTATAAAATGTACCGTCGGACCCACCATGACCTCTGGGTGCACCACCGCGCATTAGAGTGCGAGGAAGTGACCTAGATAATGATGTTTGTCCTACATACCCTTGGCTACGACGCGTTCCATTTAATGAGAACCCGTGTTGAGAATTTACACTCATATTATTATATTGGGTTTGGGTTTTTCGTTTAAGTGTGACAATAGACATATATATTAATAAAATATTTTTTATTTTTTATTAATATTGGATTTTACTAGCGACCATTATGGGTTTTATTTGTTCTCTAATTCAGTGACGCGTTTCTTTAATTGTTGTATCTCATGAATAAGCACGCCAATAATACCCGTGTAGTTCACGGATTGGTAGTCAGCAGCGTCTTTCTCGCCATGAACTAAATAGGGATAATGCTGTTGAATTTCATGGGCAATCAAACCAATATCTTGGTTATTTGCAACTGTGTTGTAATAAGACACGGGGCGTAAATTATCAACGTGATATGTTCCATCGAGTGTTTGTACATTTGTCTTAATACGGTAATCAGATAACAAGTTATAGTTAGTTGCTTGGATACCACCACTAATATCTACGGCAAAACCGTAAGTTACTGTGGGTTTACCGACGGCTAAATTTCCTGCTATATAAAGATTAGCATTAAGAGATGCATCAGATGCAAGATATAAACGATTACTGAATGAAACATCTCCTACTACAAAAATGCGGTTATTAAATGAAACATCACCTGCGCCTGATACACCGCCGCCTGAAAATAATACGCCACCTGCATAAATTGAATTAATTGGTAAGAAAATGCGTTGATTTAATGATAAGTCGCCGCCTACAAATAAAGTAGTATTAATAGAAACATCGTTTTGAAA